AAACCCTAAAATACTATGACCCACTAATAATGTAGCTTTCTTTAGTAACTGTAGACCCTCATCAAGTTGGTCAGGATTATAACTATAGACTTTTTTAGTCTCTATATCCTTGAAGACCATACAATGAATTTTAAAGTCTAGTTTGTCTAGAAGACCATTGGTCTCCACGTCAATGACTAGTTTCATTTTAATGTATTAGCGATACTGTAATTTTATGTGTGCTTGGTAAAATGTGTTCAACTGATTTGATTGCTTTACCTATAATGTGTTTTGCTTCAACATCTCCACACATTATTACTGGAAAAACATTTTCGTATTTAATGGAATTATAAATTGCCATCATAATTGTTTTACAAGTTTCAAATACTAGTTGTTGTTGTGTTTGTGATAATTTTAAATAATCTTCTTTCTCAACTAAGAAAGATAAAATAAATTTAGTTAATAAATTCTTATCCATCAAAATCACCCTCAGTTAAACGACCTGTATCTTTGTTGTAAATTAAAGTTGAAGCAACTCCTGTATCTCCTGAAAATCTATTTTTCAAAACTCTACAAGTTAAAATATTATTTTCTGTTTCTGATTGTTGGTTTCGTTCAAAACTAATAACTTGATTGGATAAAGTTGCTAATGAATGTGAACCTCTAAGATGTGAAAGACTTACTTGTAATCCTTCTTCATGTGAAATTTTTCCTTCAGTTCTACGAAGATGAGAAACAACAAACATGGCACATTTTAATTCTTCAACTAATTGTCTTAGTTGCGTCATTACGTTGTCAATTAAACGTCTCTCATCAGAATTTTCTAATGAAGTAATTCCACTAACAACAATACCAATATGGTCTAAAAAAATATATTTACAGTCTAAAGACTGAACCATATATCTAATTCTATTCATTAAATCATTTACTTCTGCTGAACCAAAGTGGTCAAAAAAAGATATTTTGTCTGAAATAAATTTTATTTGTTTGTCTAATAATTCTTGTGAAACTTTAGCTCTAACTTCATCTTTATAAACATGTGCGTTTATTAAAACTGACATTACTCCATCAATACTTCTTAGAGTGTCTTCTTCTAAAGCGATATATCCAACTTTATGACCTTGTAATAATAAGTGTGAAGCTATTTCACGACAAACTGCTGATTTTCCTGTACCTGTGCCTGCACATATTAAATTTAATTCACCAAGCCTAATACCACCTAATTTTTTATTTAATCCATTCCAACAGTAAGGAACACTTTTAACTTTTTTTCTTTTATAAAATAAATCAATTATTTTTTGACCTGTAATAATGCCTTGTGGCGTATATGCTTTTGCTTCCCATACTCCATCTATAATTTTATTTGCTTTACCTGCTTGAAGTAATTCACTTGCATCTTTAGCTTGAAGTTTTGCTATTTTGACCTTTCTTACAGGTAAAATATTTGCACATTCTATACTAGCTTTATTTCCTGCTTCATCTTGGTCAAACATTAAAACTATGTTTTCAAATTTAGAAAGCCATTCTAATTCTCTTAAAATATATTTTTTTGCTGAAGCCGCACCTGATGGAACTGATACTACTGGAAATTTATTATTCTGACATTGAGAAACAGACATTGCGTCTAGTTCTCCCTCTGTAACAACGACCATTCTGCCGCCATCTCTCCAAAGGTTTTGACCAAATAAAGTGATTTTGTCAGTGTCGCCTATCCAAATAAATGACTTATCTGGGAAACGTAAATGTTGTGCTACCCTATTATACTGTTTGTCGTAATAATTAGATATATGGCAATGCTTACCATTATATATTCCAGTCTCATAATTAAATACTTTACAGGTTTCTGAAGTAATCTTCCTTTTAGGAAGTGCTTCTATGTTTCCTGTTATCATGTTTGTTTCCTTTTTTTCTTTTGTGATTGTTTGTGGGTCAAGAGTTTGCCCATCTGTATTTTGATAAATGCGGCAACCAAAACAGTAGGTATGGTTTTCGTAGATTGCTAAATTATCTCGGCTACCGCAATTATTACAAGGAGCATGACGAAGAAACTTTTCATTAGATTGTTCCATCATCACGCAATTCCTGTAAATCTTGGTCTGACGTTAGACCATCTTGGAATTTGTAATTAGGAATATCTTCGTTAAGTAAATATTGTCTAACATTAAATGCAGGACAGAACTTTTTTTCATCAAGTTCATAATGCCCTACAATTCTAGCGTCAGGATATTTTTTTATTAATCTTGTTAATTCTGTTTTTAAACTTTCCCACTGTTCAGCAGTAAAATTATCTTCTCCCTCTTTCCAGTTTTCTTCTTTTGCTCCACCGACTAAACAAATTCCAATAGAACAATGATTGTAACCTTTGACGTGTGCTTGAATTTCATCATCTTCACGACCCTGCTCCCAAGTGCCATCTCTTTTTAGAACTCTTGCATAGCCAATTTTAAGCCAACCATTTGACCTGTGTATTCTGTCTATCCATTTTGCATCTACATCTTTTTGTGATGGTCTCGTTTGAGAACAATGGATTACTATATATTTAGTTTCTTCTCTCATTTTTTATTTCCTCTAACCATTCTTTTGGAAATGGCGTTTTAGTTGATTGGACACAATGGTATTTAAAATTATTTAATTCACACCACTTGCCATAAGTTGTTAATGATTTTTTTCCTATTTTTATTTTTGAATTTGAAAAGATAAAACGAATATCTAACTCAGGTCTTTGTGCCTTTATTAATTTATGCTTCTTTCTATCTTGTGAATTGAAAGCACCTTTGGCTTCCACAATAAAACTATTATTTATTGGGAAGTCAGGTGTGTAGGTTTTTTGTTGAGTAGGTAGTTCAAATTTAATTTTCATTCCCTCATAAACAAAATGAATTTTTTTGCTTTTGAGTTCTTTGTAAATTATTTCTTCTAATCCTGATTTTAACTCAACATGCTTAGAAATCTGAACTCTCTTGTACTTCTTGCGATTGTGCATTTGAGTTCTCTTTCTCAGGTTTAGTTTCAAAACCATCTTCTTCTTTGAAGACGTTATCTGATTTACCCTCTACAAGTTTTATTATTTGTGCCGCTTTCAATCTTAAACTTACTCCTGCACCTAATATTGGTGTGAAATAAGGAACTGGTTGATAAGCAACTTTCATAATAGAACCACCCCATATATTCGTATTTGGAGATATAGGATTTTTCTTACTATCTAAAAGTTGTGGTCTTTGTGTAAACTTTTCTTGTGTCTTTTTGTTTACGCCACTAGCTTTCATTTTAAATTTGAAGAAAACATGGTCGCTTTCTTCTTTGTAAGGTTTAGGTGCGACTTTGATTTTTTTACCTTTATTGTCTTTTTCGGCTTTAGCTAGACTGTCTTCTATAGCTTGGTCAATTTCTTTGACCATCTGTGAAGCGTCTTGTTTGGTTACCTTTAAAGTTACCTTGTATTCTCCATGTTCGTTAAATCTAACGTCTGGTTTAACAAGATGTGGGTAAACTGCCTCTGCAGTTACACTTACCTTAGTTGGTATTATATCACTCATAATTTTACTCCTTTTATTTGTGATTGATTAAAAATGGCTAAATAAACCCAATGGAACATATAGTTGTTTTACATTGGTTAATTTTAACACCCCAAAAGGTTTAGTTAGCTACTAGTGGAACTTTATATGCAGTAGTGCATAGATATGCGTTTTAAAAAAAACTAGATACAGAAGAATATAGACTTTTTAACTTGGTCTAAATCTAGAGTACCTTTTGATGGAATTTCTGGGAACTTTTTTAAATTCTTATCAGAAAGCATAAGTCTCATCTCATTAGCAAAGTCCATTAATATATCATTTTGATATACTTCACAGAAAGCATCTCTAATTGCAGTAGACATAATTTTAGTATCTGAAACAACACAACCAAAACTATCATGTATCATACTGAAGTTATCAACTCCTGCTTCTTTAGCTTTAACAACTGCTAACTGTAGGACTGAAGCATCTAAAGAATGAATAAAGTTTGGACATACACTTTGTGCAGTTTTTCTTTTATCAATTTCTTCAGTATCAGTAGCAATAGATAATTTAACAATGCTATCTCCCATTTTAGTTTTAACACGTTTACTTTCTTTTTTGTAACACATCATTTGAACTGGAAATCCTAAAGGAGTTGTCCAACATACAGGAAGATTTTCTGATGCAACTAATCTTGAAATTGTTTTTAAAAATCCCATGATTGCTCTAGCACCAACCACAACTTCATTAATAGCTTCCCAAACAATAGGTGTTAAGTATTGAGTAGCTTTAAATAAGTCTTCTCCAAACTTATGTTGAGTTCCTCTTTCATTTAGTTCTTTAACAACATGGTCTTCTAAATATTGTCTGCAGGAATATCTAGTTAAAGAGTAAGGTAAACACATAACTGGTTTCTTACATATTTTTCTATTTATTCCATAATCCAACCAAAGAGGAGCATAAGTAGCATCATAATATTTTTTCTTTTCCTCATCTACTCTAGGAACTCTTTCATATTGTCGTAGTTTTTCAGTTACTTTATTTGCTACTAAATTATAAACATCACTTGGTTTATTTAATGGGATTAAGTTTGTAGCTTTTCCACCAAACTCATCTCTCATCATAGCTGAATAATGTTGTAAACCTG